CCAGGAGTTTATCGCTCCTAGCAAGTTCAAGTCGTATGACGAACTGAAAGCCAAATTTCTGCGTGTGATCGGCGGTGAAGCACCAGCTGATAAACCGCTTGGTGATAACGGATTCGCCACCCCGAAGCCTCAGAAGACCGCAGAAGCCAAAGCAGCACCTACTGCTGACTTCAGTGCTGATGATGCGTCAAGTGATGATTTCTTTAAAGAACTGATGAAAGGCGAGTAATAAACTAAGCCCCCGAAAGGGGGCTTTTTCATTTGAGTATTGTTTTTAAATTTATTAATGTTAATTTATCAGAAGCTGAAATTAATTCTACTGTATATTTTTTCTCTTTACTATTTCTTGATTTAACTGTACCAGACGCAATAGACATAGCCTGGTTTAAACTATCTAAAAATACATCTTCATCATCTTTATCTTCTGTTTCCATAGACATTGAATTTAGAGAATTTCCAATGTTTATATTTTTCATTTAAGCTCTCATTATTTGATCAAATGTTATTTTGCCAATTATTGAAACTGGTTGTTTTTTAGGTAAATTGTTTTCTACGTCAGGTTGATTTATTACAGTAATTAAATTTTGAGCTATATTCATTCTTCTTTGTTTATTGTTATTTTCTATTTTCTCTTCAGCAGCTATTATGCTTTCGCCATTTTTTGGTTCTATGTTTTCAAAAGTAGGTTTTTCTTTTTTGTCAGATACACCGATCTCAACACTATCGACACTCGCTCTTTCGTTTACTGCTGTTTTTGGAACTTCTATGCTATCATCCAGGCTATTTTGGCTTAATGGTGTAGCACTTACAGTAGACCCTGCATCAACCGATAAGGGTTTATCTTTTTTGATATTATCAACTATATCATTTTTTGGAATTACATTATTAATACTTCCTTGGTTTTCAGAAACGTCAACTGATTGTTTTGAGATATTTTGCCCTGAAGAATTTTCTTGACTTTGCTCTACGTTTTGTTCTACCGTGACATTTTGATCTGTGTTACTTGTTAATTGATCTGTGGCATTATCTTGAGACTCTTCATTATCTTCTTTTTTGGTTTCTTCGTTCTCTTCCTGGTTTTGTTCATCTGAAAATAAATATGACAATACAGCCCCACCAAACAAAAGACCAAGAACACCCTTTAACATCCCCCTACCTTTACTACCAATATCAGCAGTAGAATTATTGTTTGTATTTCTTTGTGAGTCTAATATTCTATCAACATTAAATTGTAACAATTCCATTTTTTTGAAAATATCTCTTAACCAATACGAATTGTCTTGTTCGTTTTGATTGTTTTTTTCTTCTCTTTTTAGTGCTGCGACTTCTTCTTCATTTTCCAATAATTGATTCTGTATATTTTGTTCTTCAATTGAACTTTGTGTTGTCTGTATGATGTTATTTGTTATTGATGTTATTTTCTCTATACTATCATCAACGGTCATTAATGAGTTTTCAAAATCATCTTTCAGATTGTTAACTCTTTGATCAATTTGGTCCACTTGCTGTTGTAGTTCGCCAAGATCTTGAGTCTGACGGTCAACAGTTTCTGTCATGGATGTGCTTACATCGAACATATTTGCCATTATGCTATAGCCCTACTTCTCATATTAATCGCTGGTAACATTTCAACTTTAGTTGTTGAGTCTGATACTTGTCGTGAGTTTGAAGAACTGCTAATAATATTAACAATATTTTTACTTTCTGTTATTTTTGATCTTACTAATTCTGATGAATTGCTACTTAAAGCTATACCATCTCGCTTTATTTCAGTTTCTGATATAGTCTTTTCTGGAGTGTCCTGGGGAATTAACGGTTCGTCTTCTAATATTTGTTCAGAAAGCATTTGTCTTTGTCTTTTACTGTAAAGATCTCTTTCCATTTTAAGAGCTTCTGCTGCACTTTCACGGCTTATGGATGCTTTGTCGCCCTTTCCAGCTTTTGTTGCGCTGGTTAATGTACCGTAGGTTATGGAAACAGATCTAAACTCCAATGCCAGCTCTGTAAGAGCACTTTCAATATCATCGGATTTACCTGAAATGTAATCTCTGATAGCGGGTCTTTTGCTTCCTACGAGATATTGTTTAAATAGACGTTCTTGCATGGCTGCATCAAACTTCTCTTCACCACTCAGTTTTAATCTGTTTTTACCTTCATTCAAAGTGATCGGTATCATCTGATACTTACCCACAGCGTACATTTTACCTTTTTTTTGCTCACTTAAAATTTGGTTAATTGTCATACCTTCAAGATTGCCAGTTTTTATACCAAATTTCCCATTACCACGCTTGTAGTTGTATACATTATAATCGCCCTTTGATTCACCGCCAGCAATTAGATCTGATAATCTTCTACCATCAACATTTTCATCCAAGCTTGGGCTTTGAACTGTATCAGAATCGATATATCCAGCTTCATCGTCACTTTCTGGTAATCCAAGTTGTGATGCACTTACTAACCCCATAGCAATTAAAGTGCCAATAACCCACTTTGGCATTCCTTTTATGGCTTGTGCTATATTGCTTTGCGTATCCCCGAATTGTATACCGCCGATACTAAGAGCCATTTCATCTAATAGATCTGATATTTTCTCCAGGGAAGAATCAATCTCAACATTGGAGTTTTTGTTTTGATTCAACAAAAACTGTTCTTCTAGGATACTTTCTCTTTTTTGAGTTTCTTGTCTTTGGAAATCCAAAATGGTAGACAACTGTGTTAATATTTGCTTACTTTCATTTAATACGTTATTCAAACCAGTGTTCAATATAGAAAACATATTTTCAAAATCAGCCACAACAGATGAAACCTTATCATCTAAAGTTTTAATCGTTGTTTTTATATCGGTCCCATCATAATTCTGAGATTCTTGACTTTGTTGAATCTCTTGTTCCTGTTCGTCCATATACGTCTGGACCATGAAATTACTTACATCTGGGAAAGATTGGCTTGTTTGAATTTCCATTATTCTTGGTTCTTTTTAAGTTTCTCTTCTAGATACAAACTTAACATATCAACATATAGATCTCTCTCAAAAGGTATCATATTTTCCAACTCTGTTAGTGAATACTTATGATGCTGAGCCATAGCGAACATTACCGTGTAATAGTTCGACAGAGTGTTGTGACTCAAGCAAACGAAAAAAAATCTTTTAGACCCTCTAAGATAATTTCTCTCTCTTCATTAAAGCTGTTCATATATTTTATTGTTGAAACAACTTTTGGCATAGTTTCGAAGAATTTTCTAATTTTCTTCATGGTTGCAACGTCCAGGCTATCTAACCATTCTGCAACTTCATTCTCATCGTGATCTGCAACGATCACAACACTATCGCCAGAGTAAATCTTATCAACAGATCTCACCAAAATTTTTGACGCTTTATCCCCACCATCTTTCATTTTCATAATATCATCAAGATCATCAAAGTTTGGGTATTTCAGCAAAAGACCAAAGTTATCGTTGATCTCAATCTTTGGGCTTGTGCAGCCCTCAAACGAGACTTGAACCTCATCCAGGTCAGACTCTACCTCATATTTTTTACCGTCTTCTGCGTCCGTTACAAGCAGATTTACGATGTTGTTGATAGAACGAGCACGAATCTTTATGAAAAGATATTCGACATCAAATGTTGGTAGTTTGCTAATATCCGTATCATCTAATACACAATTCTGAACAACTTGTTTAATAGCCATCACTTGTTGACTCAAACCAGATTGTTTAGCCATGAGAAGAATTTTTTCTTCTTTAACCAGCATCATACGAAGTTTTATTTTTTTACCTGTTGAAGGAATTTCTAATTCAAAGGTGGGATATTCAATTTTAGGCAGCATATTATTTCCTCATTATCTTCCAAATAGGGTAGAACCCAGGGATTGTAAAGCACTTGTAAATCCAACAAGTCTGTCGATCTTGCCAAACAGACGATCATTTTTTGATTCTATTCTAAAACTATCTGAGCCAAGATAGTGATAGATCAAATCGCGGTACTGAATGCGAACAACCAGTTTTGCCAGTCTATCCTGTTCATTCCAATTCAGGTTTATTGCACTGATTGCAGTTGGAAACGCTTCTGTTAGCTCAACAGTTTTAATTCGTTCTGCTGTTTCATCATAGACATTTATCAGTATTGTTGTGGTATAATTACTTTTATAGTTTGTGAAATACGGTTTTTTGTTTGAGACAAGAACACCATCTGACATTTTTGCCTCATAATCCATAGATTTCAGTCTTGAATAGTCTGTTATACCAAGAGTCCATTCTTCAAAAAAATCCGCCACAAACTTTTGATCCAGCACAAATTCAAGGCTTATGTCATTAAGTGTGGCTGTACTTATGAATCTTTCTGATAATCCGTAGCCGTATTTTTGAAAATCTTTACCAACAAGATTTACCCCAGGTATAGAAGCAGCACTACAACGCAGAGACAGTATTTCAGTTCTTTCTGGATTAGTGCTTCTATTTTTCATGCATTTTGGCATGGCAATCATGACATTGAAGAGGTTGGTCTTCATGACCCCTCTTTTATTGATTTCCGACATGAATTCGCTTATTCTGAAGGTTGCCATTTTTATCCTTATTTGTATATGAAATTTCCAGGACTTTGGAAAGCTTCTTCCCACTGATCTCTTGGAATAGGTTTATTTCCAGTGCGTACATAGCTATTTAGATACTTTTTATAACCTTTATAGCTGATTCCAACTTCAGTTATCAACGCTATAGCCTCGCCAGGATCGCCGTCATTGTCCAAAATATCCATGATCTGGTTGAGCAGTATCATTCTGGCTTCTTGGGGTATGTAGTGTATGTTGATACCCTCAAAACCATTTGGTATTGGTCCAAGATATAGGATGACAGGAAACCTATCCCAGATTGGAAGACGGGCTTTATGCTTGGCATCATAGCTATACATATAAAGTGGCAACGGATATTGTTCGGCTCTTGGAGATTCTGGCATTTCTTCTTTCAGAATTTCGATAAGCTCAATCTTATTAGCCCTCGTTTTACCGTCTGGTGATGCCCACCAGATGCCCGTATCAATATAACCAAGCTTTTTAAGGACAGCTTCTTCCTCTTTGGTAAATGGTTTATTACCTAGTACGTCAGCCAATCTTTCAGCCATTGTAGATTATCCCAAGATCATTTTCGGTTAATATCTGAAACTTCCATTGTCTATCGGCGCAGTAGTTTTTTGCTGCCTTCCACTTCGCCTGGTTAACACCCCAGGTGTACACTTCTGTTAGGTAGCTTTTTGTCTTTCGCTTCTGGACAACAGGCTCTTTTGTTTGCTTTTCGGGTTTGACTTCAACCACCACAGTCTCAATAACACCATCCCTATTTCTTTGTTTTACTTTGAAATCTGGATAGTAACGGTGAACCTTTCCATCAATAGGTGATAAATAGGGTATGAAGAACTCTTCACTTGACCACTTTAGAACGTCTGGATGTTTGTCTAACCAGAGCATATACTTTAATTCCCAGGAACTTCGGTAAATTATGTTCGTGTGCTGCCCTTCGTATTTTGACGGGTTTTGGGGTTGAAAATATCCTTTATAAGCCATTTGTATCCACTATAAATAATAAGCACTCTCCTATTTAGAGACCTTTATGGCAACAAATAACAATCTGAAATTAACAAAAGCCGTCCAAGAACTGACTGCCGATAATCAGGAAAATCCTATTAAATCGGTTGTTAATTCTGTTGACGAAAGGTTTAAATCTCTGAACGGTATTCTTGGTACCGCCGTGTCTGCTGTGGACGGATCATTTAACTCCAGGGAAATATTCAACAAGCTCAAAGGTGATGTGGCTAAAAAATACGGTTTAGACTCTGCTATGTCTACCATCAATGAAACTATGGGTCTTGTTAAATCATTTGAACTGGCTGTTCGCGGTGTTCCTAATGATGGATCTCCGAAGGCAAACTATTCTCAGATAAGCAATGTCGCAAACCATCAATACCCATCAGATCTTGGTGGTATGTACATGCAAATAAGCCTCAAAGAGTGGAAGAAGCTGAGTGCTTTCGGTAAGAACACATTCGACACAAAAACATCTATTGCATTGCCAATCCCCAAAAACCTGGTAGAACAACACAATGTTGACTACAAGCCAGCCAGCCTTGGATCGCTTATCGGTGGATTTAAACAGGGTGCTCTTGGAGCTGCAAACAATCAATTGACAGGTGATTTCGAAAGACGCTTGTCTGTTAGTGTACAGTCTGTTCTGACTGAAGCGGTGATCCGTGGTGTGGAAGGCGGTATTAACAAAGCAGCAAACTTTATTCCTATTTTTGGTGACGCTGTTGCAGCTACGGGAACCACTCTCGGAAACTTAGCAACTGAAATAAAAAATAACCTAGACGATGCTACAGAGCAGTCTCTCGGCTTGGCATATAACCCAAACCTCACTTTGATTCTTGGTGGTCCTAGATTAAGAACACACCAGTTTAGTTGGTTCCTTGCAGCAAAAAACTATGAAGAAAGCAAGGCAATAAAAGAAATAATCAACGAACTAAGAAAAGCCATGCTTCCATCTTCTGTCGATGGGTTTATCTACAAATATCCAAACTATGCTTTGATAAGAATACATCCAGAAAACGATTTCCTTTACAAATTTAAGCCTTGCGTCATAAGCGGTCTTTCAGTTAACTATGCTGGTGCTGGCTACCCATCATTCATGCCTGGTAAGGACGCTGGTAACCACCCACCAACAATTATTGAATTGACTATCGCATTCCAGGAAGTTGAGACAATTATCAGAGAAAACATCGAAAGCGGTGACGAGTTCCTAAGCAACGCAACTGTTGATGGATCTACAGTCACAGAGTTTGATTCATTTATCACTTCTATGACAAAAGCCACAACATTTGGTTTTTCTTCTATAGGAAGTATTGCTACAGATGCTTTAATTAAGAATGTAAAAACATACGGAAACTTCGCAGAAGAACAAGGTACAAAAATATCAAACACGCTAAAAGACACTGAGGGTGGTGGATAATGGCTAAACCATATTTTACAAATCTTCCAATAATGAACTATGATGGGTATGTCAGTGTTGATTTGCTGGCTCGTGTCGTGGCTAGAAGTGTAGCCCCAACTGTTGAAGAATATTATTTTACTTATGTTGTTAAAGACGGTGAAAGAGCTGACATGATAGCCAGCGACTTCTATGGTAATCCAAATTTTGTCTGGAGCATATATTTAATTAATAACATTATTGATCCAGCACACGAGTGGGTAAAAACTGAAGAAGATCTGTACTCTTTTGTCATTAAAAAATATGGCACATATGCAAAAGCTGCAAACAAAATAGTGTATTATAGAAATAACTATGACACAGATAATACTATCCTTTCTATTGCTGATTACAATAATTTAGCCGTAAATCCTGGCGCTACATACCCATATAATCTAAAAAGATTTTATGATCCGTTTGTTGATGAATATAATAATATTGTTGGATATAAAAGAGCCAATTTGGATGAAGTTAGGTCAACAAACAAAATAGTTGAGTTGACTCTAGACTCAACAGATTATCAAATAGGCGAAAGAATAACTCAAATCACTGCTGGAATAACAACAGCTTCTGCGTTTATATCCGCTAAAGATACCGATAAATTGATTATCCAACACGTAACTGGCACATTTGTCACAGCATCTCCTGTTTATGGTGAAGATTCTGAAGCAGCCGAAACGCCATCATCTGTTGCCATTATTGCAAAAGTAATACCTGACGAAGAGGTTACTTTCTTTACTGATGTTACTGCTTTAGATTACGAAACAGAATTAAACGAAAGCAGAAAAATAATAAGACTGATTCGTCCAGAAAATATAGATGGTATTGAATCTGAATTAAGAGGTCTTTTTGAGTAATGTCTACTAATAAGTTTAAACCAGGTGATGTTGAAATCAAAACTTTGGTGATATCTACTCACTCTGGTGTGAGTGTTTCATTAATGGATCTGTATGTAGAACTTTCTGTTTTTGAAGACATACTCAGTCCATATATGACCGCATACATCACATTAATTGATGGTGTCGGTTTACTAAAAAGCGGTCCACTTCTTGGTGGCGAGTTAGTTCTTATTGAATTTTCAACACCAACTAGAAAATCCGCAAAGTATAGTTTTTTTGTAAAGTCTATTGAAGATGTTGATTCTGTTGCGCCTATGAATACCAGTTACAGCTATACGCTTAATTGTATATCCGAAGAAGCTTTTATCAATAACACTAAAGTTATTTCTAAAACTTATACAGGAACAATCAGTGAAATAATAGCAAATATACTTAAAAAAGATCTTGGTTCAAAAAAAGATTTTTTTTATGACACCACAAAAGGTATTCAAGATTATATTATAAACTATGAAAAACCCTTTGAGGCTATATCAAAAGCGTCAAAACGTGGTGTGTCCTTACAAGATAAATCATCATCATATATGTTCTTTGAAAATCGTAGCGGTTTTAATTATATGACGTTGGAAACGATTGCTGATCTTAAAAAAGATTCTATTGGAGACAAAGTTTTCATAAACAGCCCAATGTCTGGCGCAAAAGAATCAAACAATCCAGAAGAATTTCGACAACTTATTGGAATGACTGTTAGCGACACACCAAGCCTGGTTGACGATATTGATGATGGCGTGTTTAATAGTGAGGTTAAAACTTTCGATCTATTAACCAAAACGGTAAAATCAACAAAATTTAATATTGCCGAAAAAGTTAAAGATTTTAAAGGTTTTGGATCTGCTGGTTCAGAATCTATAAGACTACCAGACAAAGTGGTGAAAAAATACGCAAACCAAACAAGTAAAATTTATTTCAGAGTTAGCGATAGCAGTTCTAAAGAAACTTATATTGATGATATGCTTTCAAATAAATTAGCCTACACGATGCTTGCTTTGAAATCTCCAATGCTACTTAACGCGCATGGTGATTCTAATCTTGAGGTTGGTGATATTATAAACGTAAAATATGCAAAATCTACTGGTTTAGACGGTGATACCAAAAAGGAAGAAAGATACACTTCTGGTAATCAAATGATAATCAGATTACGCCATTTTATTCGTAAAACTGGTTCTGGTCCAAAGTATGTGACATCTATGGAAACTGTTGGTTTTTTTGGTGGTAAGAAATGACTACATTAAGTGTTGGTGAAGAAGGTTTTTTTTGGTTCTTCGGTGTTGTAGAGGATATCGAAGATCCTTTACAAGTAGGTCGTGTTCGCGTTAGAATTTACAATCAACATAACGAAGACAAGAATCAAATGCCAAAAGAAGCATTGCCCTGGGCGATGGTTTTACAGTCGTCTGGGTAGCAAGAGGGAAGAACAGCGTATCAAAAGAGAAAGTTGGACCAGAACCAGATCAAACATACGATTCTAAATATCCACACAATAAAACAATGACCACTACTTCTGGTCATGTTATAGAAATAGACGATACTCCAAATGCTGAGAGAATCCATATATTTCACAAGTCTGGAAGCTATGTCGAGATGAACCAAGACGGGTCTGTTGTCAGTAAAGCTGCTGGATCTGATTTTGATATTGTTGCAAAAGATAAGACAATCTATGTTGGTGGCAACGCCAATATAGAAATTGGTGGTAATGCTAAACTTGAAGTTGGTGGTACTGTTGATGCCACTGTAGGTGGTCAAGTCAATATACAGGCATCAAAAGTTAATATTGGCTGTGATGTTATCGTAGACGGTGATGTTATTGCTTCTGGTATCAGTCTGACCAAGCACGTTCATGGTGGTGTTGATACTGGTCCAGGAAAAACTTCTAAGCCACAGTAATAAATACTGTATAAAAGGATTCAAAAATGTCTGTAGGATATAAAACAACGCCATTTACAAGATCTGATAAGTTCACTGAGCTTATCAATAAACCAATTAAGTTTTCTGACATATCTATAAATCTCGATGTTCACCCTAACACCAGTGATTTGATTAGGATTACTAATGAAAACTCAATCAAAAAACAGATGAAAAATCTGCTGTTGACTGATAAGTATGAGCGTGTATTTTTACCTTCTTATGGTTGTTCTATCAGAAGTATACTATTTGAAAATCTAACAGATCAAACAGCTTTAATTGTAAAAGATATTATAATAGAAGCTGTAAAAAATCACATGCCTCATGTTCGTGTTTTAGCGGTTCAAGTGATACCTATAGATCAAGGTGTTTCAATTGAAATCGTTTTTGTCGCGCTAAATATTGAAGGTAACCAAACACTAAGCTTCTACCTGGATAGAGTAAGATAATGGCAAATAACTCAATTAACCTTGTACCGTTAGATTTCATCACCCTTAGAAATCAGTTCAAGACATATCTATCAGCACAGTCGCAGTTCAGCGACTATGACTTTGATGCTTCAAACCTGTCTGTTTTGATCGATTTGCTGGCATACAATACATTCCATAACGCTTTCTATCTGAACATGATAGGAAACGAAATGTTCCTTGACTCTGCCCAGATGCGAGAGTCTGTCGTATCCCATGCCAAAGAGCTTGGATACACCCCAAGATCGAACAAGTCTTCTGCTGCCGTTGTTTCTTTGCAAATCAACATGGGTGCTCCAGGTAGTGTGACTATTCCTAAGAACACACCATTTATTGGTCGTATAGGAAGTAACACTTATACTTTCACAACAAACACTGCTATAGTTTCTTCTAGCACAACCAACACCATATTAATTGAAAACGTATCTCTTTACGAAGGTACGATTGGAAATGATGTGTTTGTTTATGACAGTGGAAATACAGCTCAACGCTTCTTGTTATCTGATCCTAATGTGGATACCAGCAGCTTATTCGTCACTGTACTGGAAAACAGCGGTGCAAACGTATACACATATCGTCTAGCAACATCTCTGTTTGACCTGGATGCACAATCTCAGGTATACTTCTTGGCTGCTGCCGAAGATGGTAAGTACGAAATCAAATTTGGTGATGGTGTAGTCGGTCGAATTCCAAATAATGGCTCGACAATTTCTGCTCAATACAGACGCTGCAATGGTGATCTACCGAATTTAATTTCTGTATTCTCACCAGCGGGTAATATTGGTGGGTTCTCAAATGTAAACATTATCACAACAACCGCAGCACTGGGTGGTCAATATGCAGAGGGTGTTGAGTCTATTCGATTCAATGCGCCACGTCATTTTGCCACCCAGGAACGTGCAGTCACCGCAAGCGACTATGAGACATTGTTGAAGCTTAACTTCCCAGAGCTTACCTCTGTGTCTGTTTATGGCGGTGAAGAGATCGAACCACCACAATATGGTAAAGTATTCATTACTCCAAACATCACTGGCATCACTGGTCTTCCAACCAGTAAGAAAATCCAGTACATGGATTTCATCAAGACTCGTTCACCACTTACTATTGAACCTGTATTTACTGAACCTGAATACCTGTTTATTGCTGTTGACTCTATTGTTAATTATAACTTAAATCTAACTTCGGTTGATCCAGAATTTATTGCAGCACTGGTATCTGATGCTATCATTACATTCAATGTAAATAATATTGGTGACTTCAAATCAACTCTTCGTTACAGTAAATTGGTTGAAGCTATGGATGATGCAGACGAATCCATTATCAGCAATGATACAGATCTTAGCATCTACAAAGTTCTTCAGTTCACACCAAATACAACAAAGAATTACACGATTGCTTACGATCTACCACTGATTGACAATCTGCCAGCCCTGGAAGCAAGTCACCCAGCTCAAGAAGTACATGCTATTTCATCGTCCTATTTCTTCTACAAGGGTCGTGTTTGCCAGCTGGAAGACAATGGTGATGGTATCATGAGAATCGTTGCTGATGAGAATCAAGTACACTCGACCATT